AAATCAGCAGCTACATAATTGGAATTTGTGATGGTCGTAAAATTATCAAATAATAGAATGTCACCCGGCTCCAATCCTAAATTGGTAGAAGTGGTAACTGTTACTTCGGTCGATCCATTAGTGGTTGTGAAAGCATTCGTTTCAGTGGTTGTGGATTTAATGGGGTGAATATCATAAAACACTCCCCCACTGTAAGCATATAAAATTCGATTAGTTCCAACGATAGAGTATTTGGTTCCCGCATTATTAATAAGGTGGTGTTGAGCTCGTGCTGCTCCGACTAAAGAATCATCTCCAAGTTGTTCCCATCCTCCTATTTTCTCTGGAGTTCCATAACGAAAGCGAACATTCGCTCCTCCTTGCCATTGAAATTCTCCTCCGGTAGGGGTAACTTGTTTATTAAATCCTGGTAAAAAACCTATTTTTTGTAACATAAAAATCCTAAAATTCCTTTATAATATACCTGGATAGGCCGGTCAACTTGAGTTTTTAAAGATTACATTAATCAAAAGACGTAGTGGAGTATCGGTTTGGACCGTTCCATAATGAGGTGTCTGTCCATCAAACACAACAAAGGAATTAGCCACGGAGGGTACTACTTTTTTTCCTATATAGGTTTTTCCATTATTAGAATTAACGTAATATATGGAACTAAAAAACTCGGGTTCAAATCTATTATCAATATGCTTGCCAAACTTGATCACTTTATTTTGATTAGTGTATAAATTAGCTTTAACTCTTAATATCTCTATTTTTGGAAAATGTTTTTTAACCTTATCCACCAAAGGTTTAACCGTTGGCCACCACTCACTATTAATTTTTTTATAGCTAAGAAATTCATGATAAAAAACAAATTGATTATCTTCTTTGTAAGGAGGGTCAACACTAGAATATTGGAAATACCAAGGAAAATTATAAGCTACCAATTGTTTCTGTAGATGTTGATTTAAGTCTTCAGGTAAAAATTTTTTTATAATATTCACAAAACTAATGTAGAATGTTCAAAGCCTACTTGTCCTTTTATAAAAGTATTAAAGGAAAAAGTAGTTCGTACCTGATCAGATTTATTTTTGGGAACATAGTGAATTGTAGAAGAAGGAAAAAGAAGAAAACTTCCTTCTTGTAATTGGAAAGTACGATTGAGACAGGTAGATTTATTATAGTTTTTATAATTAAACATAAAGCCAGGAAACAAAGGGTGAGATCTTTCCAAGACAATCGGAGTAGAAGCTCCTTCAACACAATAGACTCCACTAATAATACTATTAGGATGATGATGGGCATGATGCCATGTGCCCGGTTTATTATAATTAAACCAGGATTCAGTAATATAGAGGTGGGTTGACTTGTTAAATTCTAAAATAACTGAAGCATAATATTCTAAAGCTTCTTCCACAAAGTTCTTAAATTTTTTAAGTTGCTTGTGTTTCAACACATAACGAGACTCACTCATTAGATTAGGACTAACAGAATTCTGTTTCATTGGATGTTTAAGAATAAATTCTTCTTCTTTTTTTGAAAAAGGATATTTTTTATCTTGGTTCAGGATAGGAATACCAAATTCAGAATATAAAGTAACACTCATATTATTTTATGTTAAAGACATCTTTGGGGAGCCCCAAAAAAGGACGTCCATCAAATTCATTATCATTTTTTCCTTTACGATTATAATGAAGAAATACTTGTACACAATATTCTCCGTGAAAAGCTTCTCGCCAATGTTCTAGGTCACGTCCTTTATAAATTAACATATCACCAGGTTGAAGAAGGATCTCAATCCCTTTAGTGTTAGCACTCATATATCCCCGGGAAATAAATTTTCCTTTTTTAGGATCGGGTTCAATAAAGATTGGCCATACATGACCACCTAAAAAAATGGTTGTAGAAATTTCACATGATTTTCGATCTTTATGGCGTTCAAGAATATCCCCTTTTTTATAAATACGTGCATATGAATAGGTTGGAACCAACTTAAGTCCTGTCTTTTTTTCCATAAGAGGACGTGTCATTTGAAGTAAATTTTCCATCGCAATATCTGCATAATTGGAAAAGGTATTAGGTACCTGCTCATCGTGCCACGACCCCCATTCTGTAGCAAAAGGCGAAATCCAACGGTGACTTAAAAAAGTTTTTACAACTCTTCTTTTTAATAAAAAATATCCTGTTAAAAAAGTAGCAAGATGTTGAGGGATAGTCTCTTTAATAATTAAATATTTTTTTTTCTTAAATGACATATTGGCTCCTTATATTTTCGATCATAGATTTATGAGAAAGAGCAGGCAAAAAATTATATTGGATATTTTTCTTCACTTGTTCTTTTACTCTCTGTTCTACTTCTTTTCCATAATACTTAAATTCATTTTTTATAGCCTTATGATCAAAATAATTAATACCCCATAAGACTAAAATAAAATTAACCGATTTAAATAGGATATAACGTTCTCCAAATTCTTGATCAAAGGGAAGTTTAGTTTTCCATCCTTCCAATTGATTTTTAAAGTCATCAGAAAATGTTATCTGAAGCTCTTTCCAGAATTTTTCTTTTCTTTTAACAAGATAATGAATAGCAATGAAATCACGGGTATTTTTAAAGATAACTTTACAACTTTGATTATAAGCATCTTTATCTTGTTGATTAGTATTAATAAGATAGCGGTATAATAAAGAAGCTTGTTGAATCGTGGTTCCTATAGAACTCGCCTCCAAAGGTTCAGCAAACGTGGCACTTAGACCCATGGCCACACAATTTTTAATCCACGGGCGGTCCAATGCGCCAGCATTAAACTTAATATGTTTTCCAATTGTAATGGAATATCCTAAATATTTTTCTACTTCTTTTTTAGCTCTCTTTTTATCCATATAATGATTATCATACACATACCCATTGCCCCACCTACCGTAAGTAGGAATTCTCCAAAGCCACCCAGCACTCATGGCTTTAGCTAAAGTCCATGCATTATAGTTCTCTGTATCCGGAGTCTGGAAGGCAATTGCTTCGTTCATAGGCAGATTGAAAGATTCCCATTTGGCTCCTAATTTAGAAATTAATAATCTTTTAAAACCAGTGGCATCGATATAGAAATCAGCTTTATATTCTTTTTTCTCACCATACAGGATGTCAATCCCATGTTTAATAGATACTGATTTTATTTTATCCTCTGTAATTTCTATTCCTATAGCCTTCGCCTTAGTAAGTAAGAAATCATTTAACTTAAAAGTATTAAAATGATATTGATTACAATAATGTCCTAATGTAAGTCGATTGTTCCATATGTTCTTCTCCATCATTTTCTCAAATGATATATTATGACCAATATGATAAGCATAATAAGTCTCATAAAATCCAATTCTACGTTGATGATTAATATCCGGAAATTGTAAATAATGACGAGGAGTCCAGTCTTGAAACATTACTCCATATTTAAAAGTAGCATCTGTTTTTTGAATAAGTTCTTTTTGACTGATATTACATATATGCATAAAATCTTTAAAATGTTCAGTGGTTCCTTCTCCTACTCCTATAATTCCAATTTGATCAGATTTAATAATTTCAATTTTTAAAAGAGGTAGGCGCGTCTTTAAAATCATAGCGGCAATTAATCCCGCGGTTCCTCCTCCTACAATAATTAATTTTTTAATCATCCTGGTTTCGTATCCTTCTTAAATATTCTTTATGTGTAATAGTGGGTTCATGATCTAATACTTTATTTTCATTAAACTTTATCTTCATATATTCTTTTATCTTTGATCCATAGCACTGGAGTTCTTTTTTAATTTTATTATTATTAAAATAACCTAATCCTGCTAATACTACTATGAAGTTTCTATTATAAAAAAGAAGATAATTTTTCGAAAATTCTTCATGAAGAGGTAATCTATTTTTCCATTGTTTTAATTGAGCAGTGAAGTCAGGAGAAAAATCAATCTTTAGTTCTTTCCAAAATTTTTCTTTCCTTTTAACAAGATAATGAATAGCAATGAAATCTCGGGCGTTCTTAAAAATAGCCCGACAACTTTTATTATAAGTATCTTTATCTTGTTGATTAGTATTAATAAGATAGTGACATAATAAAAAAGCTTGTTGAATAGTAATCCCAATAGAACTGGCCTCCAAAGGTTCAGCAAAAGTTGCGCTTAAACCCATCGCTACACAGTTTTCAATCCAAGGAGTCTCCAATCCTCCAGCATCAAACGTTACATGTTTTCCTATAGTAATAGGATGTCCAATATATTTTTCAGCTTCTCGTTTAGCTTGATCCATATTAATATAATGGTTATCATAAATATAACCATTTCCCCAGCGACCATAAGTTGGGATGCGCCACATCCAACCAGCCGTCATCGCTTTAGCTAATGTCCAGGGACTATAATTATCTGTATCAGGAGTTTGAAAAGCAATGGCTTCATTCATGGGAAGGTTAAAAGATTTCCATTGAGCACCCAATTTTGAAATTAATAATTTTTTAAATCCTGTGGCATCTATATAAAAATCTGCGGTATACTTTTTCTTTTCGCCGTGTAAAGCATGAATACCTTTTTTTGTTTCTACAGATACAATTTTATCTTCAGTAAATTTAATTCCAATAGCTTTGGATTTTTTCACCAGAAAATCGTTAAGTTTAAAAGTATTAAAATGATATTGATTAAAGAAATACTTGAAGGGAATACATTTATTTAGAATAGGTTGTTCATTTTGTATGGGGATTTGATGACCAATTAAATAAGCGTAGTAAGCTTGGTACTGTCCTATTCTAAATTGATGGGCCTCATTAACACTATGACAATAATCTTGAGGAGTCCACCCTTCAAAGAGTACTCCCACCTTAAAAGTAGCGTCCGCTTCTTCAATAATTTCTTGCTCAGTGATATTACAGACGTCCATAAACTCTTTAAACTGATTTGTTGAGCCTTCTCCTACTCCTATAATTCCAATCTTATCGGATTTAATGATCTCAATTTTTATGATAGGAAGTCTAGTTTTTAAAATAAGAGCAACAATTAATCCAGCAGTCCCTCCTCCTATTATGACAATGTGTTTAATCATGAAAGATTCTTTCTCTTATTTCGGGTGCTTTTTCTCTTTTCCCCCTTCATTACAAAGTAATTAAAATTTAAAATATATCGTATTGGCTCTTTTTTAGAAGTAATAGACCTATGTAAAATATCTGTATCAAAAACTAACATTTTATTAACCTCGGCTTTTGTAAATATAATTTTATTATTAATCTTTAATTCAGTTCCACCATCACAATCATTTAAATATAAAATAGCAGTTTTGCACTGTGGCCCGCTTAATACATAATCCCGGTGCCATCCCGATGTTTTAAATAATGCACTGATAGACATATTAGCTCTAACCTGTATAGGTGCCTCTGCATGTAATTTTTTTAAAATAGGAATCATGTAAGGTACGTACAACTCGGACAGGGAACACATATTATTAAAAAAACCATAAGTAAAATACATGCTATCATTACTACCCACAGTCATATGGTCTCTTCTTCTCCAAGGAAACTCCTCGTCCATAATAAAATTTTTAATTTCTTCAAAAAAATCTGTAGCTAAAAAATGTTTGTGTATAAGGTAGCTCATGTAACCGTGCTTATAAATTGAGGAACCGCTTGAAGATTAAAATGAATAAAACGAAAGGGATCTAGACCAGGATCTAGAACATAAGAATGAGGTAAATAAGAAGGAAACAATATTAAGGAACCAGGAGTAACTATATAATGAATAGATTCATTGGCATAAGTAATTTTAGGAATTTCTTTTTCTGGAAGTCTATTCATAACTGCTCCAGAACGAGGATCATGAAAAAGCGGACGAGATGTTCTTGGAGAACATTTTAAAAAATAAAAACCAGATACATGTCCATTGGAATGGACATGAGTTTGATGATTACCTCCTCCAGCTTTAGGAAATTCTTGAACCCACATTTCTGAGTAAAAAAGGTTATATTTATCCATGTCCCATCCTTGCCATGTTAAAAAATGGGTACAATGTTTTCCAATAAACTCTTTAAAACTATTAAAAGGAAGTTCATTAATTAACCCGGTAGAATGTGCAATTAAACCATAATCCCCAATATTTTTTTTTAATTCTTTATTTCTTTTCTTAATAATTGGTTCCATATTTTTTCTTGATTTTTTAATATAGGGGTTTGACGCCTTGTTTAAAGATAGCAAAAACTCTGGAGCCATTATAGTCCAAACGGGGCTTTTAAAATGTTCAGTACTTATAAAGTTAGGAACATCTGTCATTGAAATGGGTTCCCTACATGCCAGCATACTAAACTATGCCGTTTTCCTTTAGTAACTGGTTTTACTTGATGTAACAGCC